AAAGAATATATTAATCATATAGAAGAAATCCAAAACGATCCTGAAAAACTAATGGCACATATTTACGTTAGACATATGGGTGATTTAAGTGGCGGACAAATGATTAGAAAAAAAGTACCTGGACAAAATACATATTTAATATTTCAAAAACCAGAAGAAAAGAAAAGAATTGTAAGAGAATTATTACAGAACTATATAGATACATATGTTTTAAATGTTGTGGCAGAAGCAAAACTATGTTTTAAATCAGCAACTAACTTATTTAAGGAAATGAATGATTTGGGAAAGACTAATTAAGTGTAAAGAAAGAATTATAGAAACACTAGATAAAGAGTGTTTAGAATATAACGAACCAGGAATGGAACGTTTTAATAATGAAGAATTTGGTTGGGTCAATAGAACGTGGAAAAACGAAAATATACGTAGAGCACACGTTGATGTTGTTGATGTGAGGGACAAGAAAGGTTTATGGATGATGCACGTTTGTGTTTTTCCTAGTATAACAAATGGAGGGCCTATTTACGGATGGGATGTTATAGCAGGAGAAAAAAAAGTTACAGGTGCATTCCACGACTTTTCACCATTGTTGAACAAAGAACATCCATTAACAAGATGGTTTATTGAATCTTCAAAATGGTTTAAACCAATAAAAGAGAGAGAATTACCAGATTGGGCTAAGGCTATCTTTAGTGAGGGAATGATAGCCGCTGGTAATGTAACTACAAAAGATGAATTAGAAAAGATATGTACTTTAGCAGAGGCTAATTTAAATTCATATATAGATAAGATTGGAAATTTTAGTGGTGATTCCAGTCCAGAAGATGTAATAAAAGCACAAAATTATTATTGTGAACATCAACAAAAAAATCCACACACGCCAAGGGTAATGGCGTCTTTAGGATTACCAGAGGAAGATATTAAACTATTTTGTAAAGATAATCTCTTCCCCACAATTTAAGGATTAAAATGAAAAAACTATTATTAATATTTTTGTTGATGACTTCAATTTCATTAGCAGATGAAAACAAAATAAAACTTTTAGAAGAAAGAATTGATAAACTAGAAAATAAAGCTTTATCTTTACCTGATGGTATTTTTATTAATGGTGAGGTAGAAGCATATTATGATGACAAAACTTATGACTCTGGTTATGATAGTAGAGGCGAATTACAATTAGGTATAAAACAAAATATAGACAATCCATATATCAATTATATTGGAGGTTCTACAAAATATGATACTCATTATTCGTTAGATACAAGTTTAAATAACACGCTTGTTGAAAAACAATTAAGTTTTGGTAATGATGATTATAGACTATTTTTAGGTGAAACAGATGCTCAAAGATATGGATTTGCTAAAACACCTAAAATATCAGCACCGTTAATTTTTACAGAAACTAATTACAGAATAGATCATAGAGAAAAGACTGTATTAGCATTTGGTGGATTTAAATGGGACGATGAATTTGATTTTGACTCATATAGATTAAAAAGAGAAACTCCGTGGGGGGTATCTTTAGGTTGGGATAATGATGGTAACGTATTTTACGGAACTGGTACTGTTAGTTTAATGGGTTATGCTGATCTTTCTTATATGACTATTTCTGGACCTGAAGAAACAACTAAAGGTGACCAAGAAGGATGGGCAATAGGTGGTTCATTACATAGATTTGGTGTTCCGTTAATTTGGGGATATGAAATTTGGGATGATAAGAACACAGGTTCACAAGCTTCAAAAGATAGAATAGACTATGGTGGATTATTAAGTATTACAGACTCAACATATGTTACAGCACATAGAACTGAAAATGACGACTTAGGTTATACAGGAAATTATTATGGTGTTGTATATAATCTATACACAGACACAGATACAACTAAAAGACCTGACAAAAGAACTGGTTTAGAATTTGGATTATATTACCACGACAAAGAACAAACATCAGTTTATACTGGTAGATATACTGATATAAACCCTCAATTATTAGGCTCTATTAGATTTAAGTTTTAATGTAATTCCTTGTTTTAATTCTTATAAATATAGAAAGAAACAAGGAATTTAACAATGGCAGAACCATCTACAAGAGAAACATTAAAACAATATGCTTTAAGAGCTCTCGGTAAACCAGTCATAGAGATAAACGTTGATGACGACCAACTAGAAGATAGAATAGATGAGGCGTTACAATATTTTACTCAATATCACTATGATGGTATAGTTAGAACTTATTTAAAATATAAACTAACTGCAGCCGATAAAACGAGATTAGCAGCTATTAATCCTGCAACAGAAACAGCAACAGATAATGCATCAGGTTCAACTACAACTTGGTATGAAGATAATAATTATCTAGTTATACCTAGTAGTGTTATTTCTGTAATTAATATTTTTCCATTTTCTGACAAAGCAAATATGAATATGTTTGACGTCAGATATCAATTAAGATTAAATGACTTATATGATTTTGCTTCTACCTCAATTATTAATTATGAAGTAGTATTAAGACATTTAGATTTTTTAGATCATATATTAGTTGGTGAAAAACCATTAAGATTTAATCAACATCAAAATAGATTGTATGTCGATATGGATTGGACCAATGATTTAGATACTAATGAATATATTGTAATTGAATGTTATCGTAAATTAGACCCATCAGTATATACAGATGTTTGGAATGATATATTTTTAAAAAGATATGTAACGGCATTATTTAAAAGACAATGGGGTGCAAACTTATCTAAATTTGGTGGCGTTGCTATGATTGGTGGCGTATCATTAAATGGTGTTCAAATTTATACAGATGCAGTAGCTGATATACAAAAATTAGAGGAAGAATTAAGAAGAAACTTTGAAATGTCACAACCACTAATGATAGGATAATGTTCAATGCCAGTAAATCATTATTTTCAAGGTGGAAATGGAATAGGTAATCAACACGAAAAACGATTATACGAAGATTTAATTGTTGAGGGTTTGAAGATTTATGGGCATGATGTTTATTACTTACCACGTACACTAGTTAACAGAGATTTAATATTAGGAGAAGATACATCAAGTCGTTTTGATGATACTTACCTAATAGAAGCTTATTTTGAAACTACTGAAGGATTTGCTGGACAACAAGAATTAATTAATAAATTTGGATTAGAAATTAGAGAAGATACAACTTTTGTAATTGCTAAAAGAAGTTGGCAAAATCAAGTAGATAATCCTGCAACTCAAATTGTAGAAGGAAGACCTAATGAAGGCGATATAATCTATATGCCTTTAATGAACTCTTTTTTTGAAATACAATTTGTTGAAGACCAAGAGCCATTTTTTCAATTAGGAAATTTACCTGTTTATAAATTAAGAGTTACAAGATGGGAGTACAGTTCAGAAAAATTAGATACTGGATTAAATGCTATTGATGCTGCTGAAGATACATATAGTTTAGATACTCTACAACATAAATTTACTTTAGAAGATGAAACTGGTTCTATAATTTTAGAAACACCATTATCTACAGGTCAACCAGCATTCTTATTAAATGAAACTTATGCTGAAACAAATATACAAGATCAAAGCGATTATGCACAAAATGATGACTTTGATACTGAAGCAGGATTTGACACAGCGAGTGTTGCTGATGATATATTAGATTTTACAGAAAGAAATCCATTTGGGGAGCTTGACGATTAATGTTTGGAACTTATTTTTATAACGAAAGTTTAAGACGTATGACAATTGCTTTTGGTCAATTGTTTAATAATATAATTATACAAAACACAAATGACACTGGTGGGGTTACAAGTAGAATAAAAGTACCTTTAGCATATGCACCTAAAGAAAAATTTTTGGTAAGATTAGATCAACAAGCAAGTTTAGAAAATAGAGAGTTTGCAGTAACATTACCTCGTCTTGGATTTGAAATTACAGGACTTGCTTATGATGCAAGTAGAAAATTAACACGTGTACAAAAATTTAAGAGAGTAAAATCAGGTGAAGATGGAAAAGTTTTGAATTATAACTATGTTCCTGTACCATATAATATAAGTTATAGTCTATATGCATTTACTGCAACAGCAGAAAACGGTTTACAAATCATAGAACAAATATTACCATATTTTCAACCTGACTATACAGTTACAATTAATTGTGTACCAGCGTTAAACATAAAAAGAGATATTCCAATTGTTTTAAATAATATTAATTATGAAGATAGTTATGATGGTTCATTTACTGCACGTAGAGCCGTTATATATACTTTAAACTTTACAGCAAAAGCTTATTTGTTTGGTCCTATGAATAATCAAGGTGTTATTAAAGAAACTCAAACTGATGTATATCAAAATACTAATACGAGTGCTAACAAAACAAGAAGTGAAAGAATTGTAGTAACACCTAATCCTACAAGTGCTGATGCTGATGACGATTTTGGATTTACAACAACAATTACTTTTTACAATGATGGTAAGAAGTACAATCCAGTAACTGGAGAAGATGAATAAATAAATATATTATATTGAAAGGATATTATGAGAGTATTGGGTATATCACCATTCCACGACAGTAGTGTTGCCATTATCACAGATGGTAAGATAGAGTTTTTTTCTAAAGAAGAAAGATTAAGCAGAAAGAAAAGAGATTATCCACCAAAGTTTTCACTAGACACAGTTTTAAAAACTGGAAAAGATTTTGATGAGATTGTAATAAGCTCTCCTTCTTTTGACGATCCTTTGAATACAGAATTAGAAAAATATATTAATTTATATCGTAAAAACAAAGTTATCAGAATGTGTAATGAACATCATCTTACACACGCTAGTTTAGCTTTTTATAATAGTGGTTTTGATAAGGCTTTAGTCGTTGTCATTGATAGATACGGTTCTAAATTAAAAAACGTTAGAGAAAGTGAAAGCGTTTATGTTGCTGAATATCCACACTCTTTCTTTCCTATATTAAAAAATTATTCATTAATAAATCACAAAGATACTAATAAAGACGTACTTACTGAAATAAGAAAAAAGTATCCTACAAGTGATGTTAATATTGGTAATGAAATGAATATTACTAAAGTTTATGAATCAGCTACAACAATGATAGGACAGCACGGTTTAGAAAACGGAAAGACAATGGGTCTTTCAGCCTATGGTGAAGACAAACCATTTAAGGATTTATTTGATGGTGACACACCAGATCAAAGTTTATTTGATTCAAAAGATGATGATATTAGACAAGTTTATTTTAAAGAATATAAAGAAGATGAAACGAAAGATGTTCCTAAAGATAATTATTCATTATATGCTAATTACGCTTTTCAAGTACAAAAACAAACTCAACAAAAAGTTTTATCTATGGTGCAAAATGCTATTAAACAAACAGGTATCAGAAAGATTTGTATAACAGGTGGATATGGATTAAATGTACTTACTAACTCGTACTTACTAAAACATTTACCTGGTGTCGATTTATATTTTGAGCCTTTAGCAGATGATAGTGGTAATAGTTTAGGAGCAGCAATGTATGTTTATAGAGAAAAAACAAAAGATAAAAAGAAATATACATTAACAACAACATCATTTAATTATTTAAAAAATTTACCACAAGTACAAGGAAAAAAAGTAAGAACAAAAGATGTTGCAAAGTATTTGGAAGAACAAAAAATAGTTGCTGTTTATTGTGGTCAATCAGAAGCTGGTCCTCGTGCATTAGGTAATCGTTCAATATTATTTGATCCACGTAATAGTCGTGGTAAAGAAATTGTTAACAAAGTAAAAAATAGAGAATGGTATAGACCTTTTGGTTGTTCTATATTGGAAAGATATTGTAATGATTATTTTAGTATGTATGGATTAAAAAAATCACCATTTATGACTAATGCATTTAAGATTAGAAATACAAAAAAATTTCCTGCTATTACACACATAGACGGAACAAGTCGTATTCAAACAGTAGATAGAAATATTCCACATTTATTTGAACTATTGACTGAATTTAATTCTCTAACAAATGTACCTATGTTATTAAATACAAGTTTTAATACTTCAAAAGAAGCAATGGTTGAATCACCAGAAGATGCATTACATACATTTAATACAACAGATATAGATGTATTATGGTTTCCCGAAAAACAAATGGTAATTACTAAATAGTTATATGGCTAAATTGGAAGATAAAGTAAACGAAATTTTAGGTATCGAAAAAAAAGAAGAGCCTAAAAAAGAATTTAAACCATTAGTGCCTCGTAAGGAGGATACTAATAAGGCAGATATAGAAAACGATTACAAATATAGTAGAGAAAATTATTATAATTTAATTGAAAGAGGACAAGAAGCAATAGAGGGTATATTAGATATTGCAAGAGAAGGTCAACATCCAAGAGCATATGAAGTTGCTGGACAATTAATAAGTCAAGTTGCAACTACAGTAGATAAACTACAAGACTTACAAAAGAAACTAAAAGACTTAAAAGAATTACCCAAATCTGCAAGTCCTCAAATTAAGAACGCTTTGTTTGTAGGTTCAACTGCTGAATTACAAAAGATGTTAAAGAAAAAAGATGATGACGATACCAAAGTATGATATATCTAAAGATACATTTATAGGAGCTTGGGACATACCAGAAAACACAACAAATGGTTTGTTAGAATATTATAACCAATATAAAGATTATTCAGAACCAGGTAAAGTATCTAATTCAATTCAAAATACAGCTGAAGTTAATAAATCAATTAAAGATTCTAAT